ATGGCTAACGAGAACACAGGTCACCAAATCGACATCCTCACCACCAAACTCGAGGCCGCCGACCGCGGCGGCACCGACGCCGACCGCGACCTCCTCCTCACCTTCAGTGACCGCCTGACCCTCCTCCGCGAAGAGTACAGCGACGACCGCCACCTCAAGCTCCTCCGCCACTGCACGCGCATGGCCGAACACGCCGGGTCGCTCGCCGACGCCCTCGACGATCGCGATGCCGCCGAAGACATCGTCCGCTGGATCCACAACACCTACGAGAACGAAGAAACCAACCGCGACTACCGCGTCGCCCTCCGCATGTTCGGCAAGCGCGTTACCGACGGCGACGAGATTCCCGACAGTCTCTCGTGGATCTCGACCAAGACCTCCCGGAGCTACGATCCCGCGCCCGACCCCGCGGAGATGCTCCGCTGGGAGGACGACATCCAGCCCATGCTCGAGGGCTGCCGAAATCCCCGCGATGCAGCGGCCATCGCCCTCCAGTTCGACGCCGGGCTCCGTGGCGGCGAACTCTACGACCTCACCCTCGGCGACATCACGGAGAGCGACCACACCGTCCGCGTCCGCGTCGACGGAAAGACCGGCCAGCGTTCGGTCGACCTCATCCCGTCGATCCCCTACGTGAACAAATGGCTCGCCGAACACCCCGGCCGCGGTGATGACGATGCGCCGCTGTGGTCGAAGCTCGGGCGTGCCGACCAGCTCTCCTATCAGTCCTACCTCGACATGTTCAAGGTCCCCGCTGAGCGCGCCGGTGTCGACAAGCCGGTCACACCCACGAACTTCCGGAAGTCGAACGCGTCGTGGCTCGCCCGCCGTGGCGCGAACGCCGCGCTCATCGAGGACCGCCAGGGCCGCTCGCGAGGGAGCCAGGCAGTCGCCCGGTACGTCGCCCGATTCGGCGATGACGCCGAGGTCCAGTACGCGAAGATGCACGGCCTCGATGTCGAGACCGAGGAGGACGAGGACCGCTCGCCGCTCGAATGTCCGCGGTGCCAGCGCGAGACGCCCCGTGACGAGCCGGCGTGCGTCTGGTGTGGACTCGCGCTCGACCACGAGACCGCCGAGAAGACCCAGGCGATCTCCCAGCGCCTCCGGGACGGCCTCGCTGGTGAGGAAGGCGACGTCGCGCAGGCACTCGTCCAGGTCGGCCAGCTGATGGACGAGCATCCGTGGCTCCGGTCGGTCATCGACGTCGACGACATCGTCCAGTAGCGACTTACACATCGCCATCCCCCTCCTCGCCGTGCGCTGCCAGATACGCGAGTGGCTGGCGGCCGAAGAGGTCCGCAATCTCGTCGTCATCGGCGTCCTCGGCGATAGTCTCGAACACCTCGCGATGCTCGGCGATAACCTCCTCTGGCTCCGGTGGGAGCTCCGATGCGTCTCGGTCGTCGGTTGCAGTCGAACTGGTTGCTTTACTCATCTGAATCACCGTCCGCAGTAGTCATCGAGCGATACCGCTTGCGAGCGCCGGCGTGGAGCTTCCCGCGGGCTTGGAGGTCCGCGTCCGGGAGGGTCACGGAGTCGAACAACTCGCGCTGTCGCCAGCGCCGGGCGAGCTCGCGGGTGATCCGGCCGAGGCCCTCGCAGAGATTGCACGTATTGGTCGTCGGGTCGTGCATGCACCGGCCTTGGGCGTGGCAGAGGTCGTCGATACATTCGACGCGCTCGCCGGTCCCGTCGCAGCGGATGCAGTCGAACCACTCGACATCGTACCACGAGCCGCGGCCCGTGTAGCGGACGATATCACTCGTCATCGGCCACCTCCTCGACGACCGCGAAGTCGTCGAATCCCCTGCCGCAGAGCCCGCACTCAAAGCCGCCCTCACGGAGGTTCGAGAACCCGCGATACTGACAGCACGGGCTGACGCGGTCGCCCGCCTGCCGGGGTGAAGAGAACCGCTGGATAGCGTCTTGAACTGCTGGTCGAAGCCGCCAGCGGTGGGCTTCGGCGTCCTCGTCGTATTCAACCTGTTCGAACAGTTCGTTTTCCCGGAACCGGTCGAACATCTCGCGGGTCTCCGGCGGGAGGTCGCGCTGGAGGAACGTCTCCTCGGGACCGGGGATCGGTTGCACTCGGCGGAGATACGAGCAGACGAGTTGGGTGGTCGACTGGTGAAGGCCGGAGACCTTCGGCGAGTTGTCGGGGTCGGTGCTCACACGGACCCCTCCTGTTCGTGTCCCGTGTCTGGCACGAGGATGTCCGCATCCGCGCCGGAGCGGTAGATCCGGGTGGCGCTCTTCGGCAGCCAGCACCCGCGCCGCCCCTGGCGAGCGTAGTAGGCCGCACCGGTCTCGCGCTGAGGGACGAGCTCGACGACGAACACGCAGTCGGTGCCGTCCTCCGGGTCGAGCACCTTCTCCTCGGCGAGCGGCCGGGGGAGATGGAGGACGTCCACGTCGGCGTCGGCAGTGCGGTCGAGCGCCCGCGCGATGGCGTCGGCGGCCGCTAGCTCGAGGTGGTCGTCGCTGACGAGGTCGTGGTAGGTCGCGACGGGGATGACGTCAGGCATCGTCGATCACCTCGCCGAGTGCTGCCGCGAGAGCGAGGCAGATGAGATGGAACGCCTGATCGAACCACAGGGCCCGAGTGGGAAACCCGTCGTAGTTCTCCTTCCAGCGACGGGAGTCGATGACGAAGTGCGAGCCTGCGAGCGTGACCAGGAACGCAACGGATCCACGGCGGTCCCAGCCTGCCGCGAGCACGACGGGGAGGAACGCCAGCGAGTAGACCAACACGTGGCTCCCCCGCGTCCGCGGATCCTCAAACTTCTCGACTGCCATCTCGTCGGTCTGCAGCGGCCAGTCGCCAGCGAAGTGAGCCGCGAGTGCGTACAACGGAAGGAACGCTCGGTCCTCAGGCATTGTTCATTCTCCGAGTGGTCTCGCGATTGCAATTCTGGCAGGTGCTGACGCGGTACGGTTCGCGCGAGAACGCCGAGTTCTCGTTGTGTTCGCTCTCGGTTCGCATCTCGACCGACACCTCGTGGGGTGTCCGGCGGTCGCAGTCCTCGCAGTGTTCGCGAAGCTCGTCGGTCCAGTTCACTGCCGACATCAGGCCACCTCCTCGTCGCGATCAGTATCCGTGCTGTACTTACCAGCACCGTCCGTGAGCTTTGCCTGATTCTCGGGAACGGTTCGAGGTGCAGGACTGTTGTTGTCCTGTGCTTCCTCGGCGTCGCGGGTATCCCTTGACTCCAGCCACGACCGCACGACAAATCGGACGTAGGCCGCCGGAAGCGCGTTCTTCGCCAAGTGCTGTTTCGGGTAGTCGCCGCGGTAGCCCTTCGTCGCCATCCACCACTCCGTCGTGCGGTCGGAGAGGAAGTACGGCGAGACGGTTTTCTCACCGAACCGCTGTTGTTGGGGCGGCTGGAGGATGGGGAACGACGCCTCAAACGCTCGCTCGTAGGCGAGCGGAAGACCGAACATTCGTGCGTGTAGAACGGTCGGGTCGTGCAGGGGCGCTCTCGGCTTGTTCTCGATCACGTAGTCGTCGGCGATTCGGCGGCCGATTTCCCGAGCGCGAGGAATCTGGTTTTCGTGGTCCTCAGGGTCCACGTCCGGCATATCTGTCCACTTCGCGCATTTCGGATGCAGGAACGCGAAGTCGAAGCGGCCACGCGGGTTCTCTTCCATCAAGTCGATTTCGGTCGTTTCGGCGACGACCTCGTTCGGTCGCGGGTCGATAGTGAATCGGTGGACCGTGCCGTGCGCGGCCAGCACTTCCGCCTCAACGCCGTGGTCAGCGAACAGGTGTGCGAACTGGAATTGATTAGTTCCGTCCGAGGACATCACGAATCGCCTCCCTGTCGGTCGGTTCCCGTGCTCGACTTATCGCTCGTCTGTTCGTTGATTCCCTCCGAAACTTCGTGCGGGGTTGGGTGTCTATCATCTTTCGGCCACTCGTCTATCGCGTGATTCTCCTCGTAATGGTTTACTGACACCCTATCGAGGACCTCGACTTTAGCGGCTCTAAACCGATTTCCCCGAATCGGTGAAACGGGTACCCACAGTTTCTCTCCGACCTCAACGTCCATCAGGTCCATCAGACTATGGACTTGAAGTTGCGACGATTCGGTTGGAACCTCTTGCTTAGTTCCGCCCTCAGACATCACGAATCGCCTCCCCGGTCGGCTCCCGCGTGTACTGATCGGATCTGGTCCGCCAGCTCCAACGCCGCCTCTTCCGAGAGGCCGAGACGACACATCCGCATGAGATCTCCGTCGTCATCTCGGCCGAGTGCCTCGATTATCTGGCCGTTGTCCACATCGAGATACTCGACTGTTTCCCGATCAGGGGCGCATCGAGACCCACTTTCTTTAACGTTGAGATGGTCGATCTCGATCTGGTAAGTTCCGTCCTCAGACATCACGAATCGCCTCCCCGGTCGGCATTCGTGTCGGTTGAACGGAGTTCCGACGGGGGCTTGTGTGCGTCTGCGCCCATGACGTTCGTGAGGAACTCCCTGGTGTCCTCAAAGATCGTGCCGTGCGTCTCCGGATCGCGTTTGACTATCGGGTCGTCGTCTTTGAGGCGGGCGAGGACGCTGGCCCACGCTCGCGCCGTTTTGTAGTCGTGTTCTGTTGGATCGAACGGGTCGAAGTTAGGGGCGTCCTCCGATTCCGGAGGTTCGATGTCGTCGCGGTCGACCCACGCCTCGAAGGGAAGCGATAGTTGCTGTTGGATCTGCTCAATAGCGAGGCACTCGATACACCGACAGACGACTCCGCGGCCGGATTCAAGACGGTACACTAACCTGTCGGTATCGCAATACCCGCACCGTTTTATATTGCTCTCAGACATCCCGATCACCTCGAGTGCAAAGGTCGGTCATCGCTGGCCTCCCGCGAGTTGTTCCGCGGCCTCGTGGACGTCGCCGGCCGGCGAGTACTCGGGCACGTAGAACTCGCCGTGTTTGAGCCACCGGTCGAACTCTCGTGGTGTGGGCTGGCGGACGTCCTCGCCGTCGAGACTGGCGACCGTCACCTCGTCGTTGTCGATGGTGACGGTGTAGCGGTCGCCGGTCTCGGTTTCAGCAATCTGGACACCGTCGAGCACCTGCGTGGGTGCGTCGGTAGGGTCGACCGTCTTACTCATCGCTATCACCATCCTCGCTGGGATGGCACCCCATCTCTGAGAGCTTTACCAAAACCTCGATGAATGTCATCCGACGGGTAAACGCTTGGTCATCGTCCTGTTCGCGGTACTGGCGCTCTGCTTCATCGCGCTGTTCTTCGAGCCACGTCCGAAGGAGGTTGAATTCTCGGGACTCTTTCGCCGCGGTCTCGAAGCCATCGAGGAACGCCCGCCGCTGGGCTTGGGCGTAGTCGTCTGCGGCCTGCTGTTTCCACTCCCGGTAGGCGTCTCGATGGAGATCTCGATACCCGTCAGGCATCGCGACCACCATCCGCGACCGTCACCGAGTCGGAGTCCTCGATCGTCGTCTTCGAGGCCTCCTCGACCTTGTCCTTACAGACGATGCACAACTCACGGCCGTCCACCGCGTGGAGGCCTCGGTCGGGATCCTTTTTCCCGCACCCCTCACACTTTTCGACGTCGTCGGTCGTGTCGGTGAGCTCCTGCTGGTCGTCCTCGGGCAGCCCTGCGTAGGGGAGGAGTTCATCGCGGAGCCAGCGACCGAACTCTTCGACGTTCATCGATGAGTAGACTGCGACGTAGCCGCTGGCGGCGACGGTGCCGCGGACGGGGCGGCCGTCCCAGAGGTATGAGAACCCGAGTTGGGTGACGCCGTCCGTGCGGAGCTGGGCGTCCTCGTGGTAGCGGACGCCGACGTTTTCCTCGTCGTGCTTGTACCCGATCTGCCAGACGGAGGCATCGTCGCGGCGTTCGTACTCCTCGGCGAATTTGTCGAGGTTGAATTCGGCGCGCAGAATTTCGACGCCCGACATCGCGGTGAGGGTGTCCCAGAGGAACTCTCCGTCGCTGGAGTCGATGCCGACAAAGCCAGCGTTGAAGTCGGCGAGGTACTCGGTCGCGACGGTCGTGTTCTTCTCGACCGGTTCGGTGAAGATGGCGTCGTCGGCGATCATCACGTCGGTGTCCTGGACGGTGATGGTGCCGGCGGCGGTGCCGTGGTAGATGGTGATTCCGTCGAGGTACTGGGTTTCGTTGACGACGATGCCGCGCGAGTGGCCGTCGGTCTCGGTCTCCAGTTCGAGGTCGATGTCGTGCCGGGGGAGCCCGAGGATGCACGCCATCATTCGCCATCACCGTCCGTGTCCTCGAGGCAGCCGACGACGAACTGCGCGCGCCGATTGAGATACTCCCAGCCGTCATCGGTCAGGCTGTAGTAGTTGGTGCGGCGGTCGGCCTGCGACTTCTCGACGAGGTCGTCTTCGACGAGCGTGTCGAGGTTCGGGTACAGCCGGCCGTGGTTGACGTCTTCGCCGTAGCGGCCTTCGAGCGTGTTTTTGATGGCGAGGCCGTAAGGGGGTTCGCTGCTGTGGCGGTCGTCGTGGTAGCGGCCGGTCTCGTAGCCGGCGATGACGGCGAGGAGGTCGAGCTGGAAGCGCGTCGTGTCGTTGGGGGAGTGGTTGGTGGGCGATGCGTCGGTGGCGTCGTCTTTATGCGTCTGAGTGCTGGAATTCGACATGGTTCCGTGCTATCTGGCTTGAGGTCGGTAGTGCGGGACCGCGACCTGCACGCCAGCGCCGAGCAGCTTGTCAGGGTGGTCGACGGTGGCGTGCAGAGAGTCGGGGCCAACTCCTAGCACGGAAGAATCCGGGGCGCGCAGGTAATGGCGGCTTTCTCGGTGGTACGCACCGGGTAACAAAGCCGCGCGAGCGCGTAGGGTTGGATAGCTTCCGTACATTGTGGGAGCGTGTGGTTTTCACCGGCCTGCTAGGGGCAGGCCGGAATCCGTTATTTAGCGAGCGATGCCTACGCCGACTGTCTACGAACTTCGAGCGTCGCGGCTTTCCTCACTGACTTCTGCGAGGATTTCGTCTGCGTGTTCGACCCCGTGGCGGCAGAAATGCCGCAGGAGTTCGGACTTGCTCATCCGATTCTCCCATGCGATGTCCTCGATTTGGGTGTCGAGATCTGTATCGGCGCGGAAGCCGACGAAGTTCATCTCGCTATCGTCCGGGGGCACAGTCGGAACCAAGCGTTAACGCCGTAAATAGTTAACGACGTTTTTTGGATATCCCGTATCATGTTATCGTCGTATCGTGGGACTATGCTTATAACCGTACCCTGTTTAACTGTTTAACAGCATGTCTGAGAAGGATCTTATCGGGGTCCGGGTAGACCCGGAGACCAAGGAACGAATCGAAGCCCAACTCGAGTATGGAGACTCTCTCAGCGGATGGGTCAGGCAAGCGATTGAGGAGCGATTGAAACGAGAGGAGAACCACGAGGGAAATCTGAATAAGGCCCTCCAGACGGCTGACTAACATCACGCAATCACCCCGACGTGGTCAAGTACGACCAACACCCACCGCGGAACCCGCCCGAGCACCTCGCGTCCGCCCGCCCGGTCCCGACACCACTGCTCCTCGATTTCACCGTCGACAACACGAACAATCCACTGTCTCTGGTCATTATCGACCGCTACCCGGACACCCTCGTTGTCTCGAGTGATATCGACGCGAACGAACCGCTCGGTGAGCGGGACATCTAGCCCGAGTTCGTATCGGTCGACACGGAACGTCCGACTTCCCCGCTCCGTCTTCGCTCCACGTGGGGAGACCTGGTCTGACTGGTGTGTTCTTAATGCCATTCTCGTTCTTGACTGACGAGACGAAAGGCCATAAGACGGGACGGGGGTGATTTCCGAGAGAAAATAGAGAACGTTAAAACGTCAAATTCATACGAAAGAAGGCGTTTATCGAGTGATTCTCTCGGAAATCGCGGTCGGGAGTTGGATGGGCGCTTGGAGCGTCGGGTCTAGAACATGGTAGGTTCGCCACCGGGTCTCGCCCTCGTAGTCGACGAGGTCGTACTCGATGAGCTTCTCGAGGTAGTTCCGCACCTGCCGGTCGGTCACCGGGTCGCGCTGACGGTCCTGGTACAGCTGTGGCGCGACCGCGTCGTATTGCTCCTGGAGGTCGGCCGCCTTGATCTCCTCGGCCTGCCGAACGAGTTCGTACACGACGTGATGGCCGAACGACAGCGACCGAAGGTTTTGCTCGCGGATCGCGGCCTTCGCCCGTGCGAACGAATCAGCGATGTCCTCGCCGAGGACCTCGTCGTGTTCACGCTCCTCGGCGAGCTCGGCCGCCGCCCGCAACGACTGAATCGCGTACCGAGCAATACCCGCGGTCTGGTTGGCGATGCGATGGAGTTGGTCGTCGGAGACGACGTCATGGAGGAGGCCGTGTTTGCGTCGGCGCTGAAGGATCGATGTGAGGTCGTCGGTGTCGTAGCGATCAAGGTGGATTCGCTGGTCCATTGGGAACCGCGTGCGTTCGCTGTCGTCGAGTCGGGCGACCCACTCCTCGGCGTCATGGCAGATGACAATTACCGAGAGCAGCGGCACCTCTGAGAGTAGCTGGAGGATGTCGCGGTCGGGAAGGCCGTCGGCTTCGTCGAGGATGAGGACGTAGGGGTCAGTGGCGAGGTCGCGGAGGATAGAGAGCAGCCGGTCGACTGGGGCGTTGCGGTGGACGGCGCTATCTCGGGGGTGGCCGGTGATTGCTTGGTAGAGGACGGCGGTTTCGCTGGCTGAGACGCAGCCGATGCGAGTGTAGGGTGTTCCAGCAGCTTTGCGGAGTTTGTCGGCCATGAAGCGAGCAGTTACGGTTTTGCCGACCCCGCTGGGGCCGTGGAGGAGAACGTCGTTCGGCCGGTGGCCGTTCTCAGCTGGCGAGAGTGCGCGAGAGAGTTGCTGGCGTTCGGAGTGGCGTGCGGGGAGGGATTCTGGGACGTATTCTTCGTTGAAGACTCGTGGATTGGTTATCATATTTGATTGCTGACCCAAACCAGCCCTATGAACGTTGGGGGTCGATTTCCGAGAGCCGAGAACCAGTCGAAACCGCGCCCATCGACGCTCGGAGCGTAAGAAGGAGGACTCAGTCAGAGACCGCTCCGCGATGGCTCGGTGCGTTCACCTCGGTCGGGTTAAGTTCGTCAAGCCGCCAGTCAAGATCGTTCCAATCGTGTTGGTCACGCCGTGCGTGATAGTTGTCGACGCGGTCGAGGAACTGACCGAAGAAGTCGAGCGACACGCTGACCGAAAACCCGTCCTGGTCGCCGTAGTCCATCGGATTCAACACGCGTGTCCGAGCCGCCACCATCGCAGTCTCCAGCCGCGGGTCATGACCCGAGCGCTCGGGGCGCTCGGGGACGATCCAGCCAGCGGGTGTCCGCGCGGGCGGGCGCTCGTCGTAGTATTCACTGTTGGGACACCACGGTTCGTGATCGATGTGCCCGACGTGCAGACTAACGCAGTGGCAGCGGTCGCACGCCACCTCGCCCGTTGCGACGCCGTACTGGTCGCCCTGCTCGCGCGTGAGCAATGTAAAGTGGGTCGACATCTCCATCCAGCGGTGGGGTCGCCGACTCATCGCTCGGCCTCCTGATCAGTGCCGTCCTCGACGGTATCGCCGCCGGCGCGGAGGCCGTCGTCTCGCTCCCACCATTCGATGGGGTGCTCTGATGGAGTGCACGCCGAGTGCGGACCATCGTGGCCCGGCGGGCGGGTGCAAATGAAGCGTTTCTCGGGGTGCTTCTCGTCGCACGCCTCATTCCCGCAAAGACACCGCTCCTCGGAGCACTCGCAGTTTTCAGTACCGCCCGTATTCTCACCGCTCATCGCTCGACCTCCACGCTGACCGTTGACGTCAGCCAGCCCTGCTCGCTCCGAATCTCCATCCCGCTCTCGCGGACGTCCGCCACGATCTCCTCGCCGACGGGCTGGCCGTCCGCCCGCCAGACCAGGTCGGCCTCGCGTTCGGTCATCCCAACGGCGAGCGCTGCACTCTTGAACGCCGCGTAACACTCGCCAGTAGCTAGCGTCTGGAGTTGCTGGCGGGTCTGGGCGTTCACGCGTCATCCCTCCGCGTCCAGCCTTCGGCGTGATGGCGGTCCCGCAAGTGCTCGACCACGTCGAGGTCTTCGCCGACCGCGAACGCGATGTCCATCCGGATCGCATCCGGATCACGATTCCAGCGACTCATACTGTCCTCCCGACCGCGTGGACGAGGTCGCGCGCTCGCTCGAGGAGCGTCGGCCCGCGGTGCGCGGTTCGGAGCTGGCGGCGGTACGTCGCGATTGCGGGCCCCGCGCGGATGGCGTCCTGACCATCGACGAGCGTGAGTGCGCCGCCGTCGTCAAGAACGGACAGGTGGGACTGGTAGAGGGCGGTGTAGACGTTCTTGCGCTGGGCGCTGGTGATCTGTCTGGGCTCGATGCCGGCCTCGCGGGCGGCGACGCGTTCGGCGAGCTCGCCCAGCGACATGGACCCGTCGGCCTCGGCAAGGACGCGAATAGCGAGCCGACGGCGGCGGCACCGCAGGACCTGAAAGACCGTGTCCGGGTCAGGCATCGGCAGCCACCTCCTCGAGGAGGCCGAGCCGGCCGGCGACGTTCGTGTTCACTTGGAGCCACTCGCGGGCCTCGTGCTGGGCGGCGTCGACGACCTCCCGGTCGTAGTGACCGTCGTCGACCCACTGGTCGCTCTTCTCGACGACGGTGGCGCACGCCTCGGCGACGACCTCGCGGGCTCGCGTCCGAGCAACGTGCGAGAGCGTCCCGGCGGCCTGTCCAACGTCGGCGACCCGAGCGCCGTCACTGCCGAGGTCGTCCTCGCGCACTTCTTGGGCGAGTTCGGCGTGAGCCATCGCGTCGAGCAGCTGGGCGAGGTGGTCGTCTTCGCCGAGGTCCTCATAGACGGTGTTGTGGAGGAGGGTCGCGTCGAAGTCCTCGGCCATCTTCCGAGCGTACGCTCGTTGGCGCTTCTTCGACTGCGGCGGACGGTACCGCATCAGGAATCACCGTCCTTGACGGTCGCCGACGTGATGATTCGCGGGCGGCCCGCGCTCGGAACGTCCAGCCACGACGCTTCCACAGCCCAAATCCAGTGCTTTGGAACGTACTCGACGTCGAGCTCGATCTGGTAGCTGGTGCCGTTCCCTTCCAGTTCGAGTTCGCCACCATCATCGACGGTGGCGGTGACGGTGAGCGCTCGCGAGCGGTCGTTGACCCAGACCTTGTCACCCTCGCTGGCTTCGCGGAGTTCGTCGGTCGCGGCGGCGAGCGCCGCGCGGTCAGCTGGCTCATCGCCCTCGGTCTCCGGGAGTTCGACATCGCCCTGGAGAGCCGCGGTCGCTTTGTCGAGATCGTCCTCGGAGACGGTTGGTGCGTGGTCGTCGTCGCTGGCGCGTGCCCCGACGACCGCGCCGGTCTCGCGGTCGAGCCAGACGGACGCGATGTGGGTGCCGTCGCGGACTTGCGTGCTGACGCGGTGTTCGAGCATGGTCGCGAACGGCGAGCAGTCCACGTCGTCGGCGAGACAGCGGTTGGGGCTGCTGTCGCTGAGCTTGGGGCCGTAGATGCCGTCGAAGCCGTCGGTGTCGGGCATCGGGAGCCAGCGCCGGGGCTGGAAGCTGGTGCCGTGGCGGTCGCGGTCGGCGAAGACGCCGACTTCGATCAACCCGCGGTCGGCGATCTGTTCGTCTGCGAGCTCGAGCGAGTCGTCGGGTTCGGTAGCGTTTTCTGGGTTCACGTTCTTCGTGGACATGCTTCGTCTCACCTTGGCGAAGCGCGAGGTCGGGCGTGGCAGCGCCCGGCCGAGATTTTCCCGGCATCGCGCTTCCTATCCTATAGTACATCCCCCACGCACTTAACCCTTAGGGTCTAAGGATTATGGGGTAAGGCCTAAGTCCTATGACCTTGTGCATTAAGGTGTGAGCGCTACAACCCCCAACCATCGACCGATGCTCGACGAAGACGATCTTGGACCCGCCGACGAAGCACTGCTCGACATGCTCCGCGATGGCCGCGTCATCGCTCCGTTCGTGGCAGACGAAACCGGCTACAGCCTCCAGTACGTCCGCGACCGACTCGGACGCATGGTCGAACACGGCAACGTCCAGAAAGTCTACGAGGGCTTGTACGAACTCGTCGAAGACCCTCGCGACGAGGACGGTGATCGTGATGCCTAAAGTCGAAGAACACGTCGGCATCCTCGGGCTCGACTCCCTCACCGTGGACATCGACATCACGGCCGAAAGCCCGGACGGCGAGGAAGCGCTCGAGTGGGTCGAGGACATCCGCGACGCGGTCAAGGAGACGACGCGCGAGAAAAAGGAGCGAGAGGACGAGAACTCATGAACGCGGACACCGAAGACTCCGACCCCAGTGAGATGACCGACCGGAGCCCAATCGGCGAGACGCAGTTCCCGCTCGACGACTTCCGTGCGGCGCTCGCTGACCTCTTCGCGCCGCAGGCGTTCGTCACGAATGGTGACCTGTCTTACAACCTTACTGATGTCTGACGTACATTTATGAGAGTGTGAATGTTTGATATGACTGATGGCATCAAGAAAAGTAGCAGTCATCACCGTACTGTTGGTCTTCCTTGCAGGGGCTATCCCGGCAGGAGTAGTCGCCAGTCCACCTACTGCTGAAACCACTGAGACGGAGCAATGCCCTGAATTAAAGGTAATCGACGAAGGCTACAATCTCTCGGATTACTCGAAGTGCAATAAGGACGTCTATAGGACTGAAAAGCGGAAGTACGCCGAAGAACAGCAGAAAAGCATCGAAAAAATGGTAGCGAGCAAAGTGCAAGCATTTGAAGCTGGCCTGCAGTGGATCGGCTCTCAGATTTCAAAGCTACAACAACAGCTAACTGGTCTTTTGTAGACGACTGGCGTAACAGTAGATAGGCGAGGTCTCGACACTCGAAGAGCAAGTGAAGGATGGATGATTGAGTGGTAGTGGGTGCGGGTGAGCTTACCGTATTTTCACGATAACGAGCGTCGGGAACTACTACTTGTCCAAGAGTTTAAGTAATGGGAAGTAATCCGCAACCGACGGAGTAAGTGAAATAAGACCATGACCCAACACTACGCAATCGCAATCGGCATCGTCGTTGGACTAATTGTTCTGGCGAAAGTCCTCGATATGGTCCGCGGCCAACCCCGAACGTCCAGTGGCCAGTTTGCTGAAAATCGGACAACGGTGATCGCGAATCTGATTAAACTCATCGGGGCCCTCGCCCTCGTATATGTTCTTGCCCAAGCAATCGCAGGAGCATAGGGGAATCTCGAAAAGTACTGGAACGATACCCGAGGGGTTCGAGGTTGGGAGAATGTGGAGGAGGTTCGGTGATCTGACAGCAGGTGCGTAATATTAAGTAGTGTTCTGATAATGCTGTAGTCATGTCCATTTCAGAACGTCTTCCAGGAATGAAACCCGGCCATCGGCTACGGAACATCGGCATCGGCTTCCTCTACTTTTTCGTCATCGCAGGGGTCCTCGGCGCCGTCACGCCCGACCCCGAAGGCGGATCGGAGACTGCACCCGAAACCACGACCGCGGCCGACGCGGTGACCACGACCGCGGACATGGCGACCGATGGCGGCACCACGACCACCGCGACGACCGTCGCGACCACGACCGAGACGACCACCACGACGACCGAAGCCCCTACCACCACGACGGTCGCGCCAGCGGAAGACGGTGAATCCTACGAGTACTCCGGCAGCGGAAACAGCGTCACCGACGCCTTCACCGCCGAGGGCGGGCTCGTCGTCCTCCACTTCCAGCACGACGGGAGCTCGAACTTCCAAGTCCAGGCCGTCAACTCGAACGGCGACGAGGAGTACCTCGTGAACGAGATCGGGGCGTACGACGGCGAGGTCGCGCTCTACCTCCCGAGCGACGACTACAAGCTCGACGTCACTGCCGACGGCTCCTGGAGCGCGGACGTCACCCAGCCGCGATTCAACTCGCAGGACGTCGAGGACCTCCCCGCGAGCGGTGACGGCGAGCACGCAGCATGGTTCGGCCCGTTCGAGTTCCAAGGCGGCGAGGAGGTCACGTTCGAGATCGAGGGCGATTCGCAGGCGGCCGTCTGGCTCACCACCCACGAAGGCGAGAAAGTCGACCTCCTCCACAACGAGATTGGGCCCTACGAGGGGTCGACGCTGGTCACCGACAGTGGGGTCGGCCTGATCATCATCGAGACGGACTCGGCCGACTGGAAGATCACTATCGAATAGCGTTGGTTGACGAGACGCTTTCACAGCACGGTTTCTTCCGGTCCAGTATCCGATGAACGCAGCGGTATGTAGAGGTGCCGAACCTCGTTTACCAGGCCAGTGCGTTGTGCAGTGCTTAGTCATCCCGATACCCGATAATTTCGGCGGGATTCCCGGCGACAATTGCATTCGCTGGTACGTCATCTGTGACGACGGCTCCTGCCCCGACCAGTGCGTTTTCACCGACCTCAACCGGGAGAAGTGTCGCGTTTGTCCCGATGGTTGCTCCATCGTGAACAGTGGTTTTCTCCCACGTGTTGGGGTCTCCACTCGGCGGGTAGACATCGTTTACGAATTTTGCGCCGTGGCTCACGAAGACGTTGTTCCCGATCTCGACGAGCGAGCAGACGAAGGCGTGCGATTGGATACGGGAGTGATGGCCGATTGTGACGTCTGCTTGTATTTCAACGAGGGAGCCAATCATGACGTCACTCCCGATATGACAGCCATAGATATTGGTGAATCGCCAGATGGTCGTGTTGTTCCCAATGCTACAGTCTTTCACCACCGAGAACTCGTGAATGTCGGTGCTATGGCCAATATCTGAGTTCTCAATGAGATTCACCGCTGGTTTTTGTTCACCATCCGCCATAGCGAAGCATCAGTCTCTGGTAGTAAGTGCTTTCCGACGTCCACCAGATACTGGCTCCAAGTCTCAACTGTTGGTGTTACTGGAACGCGATTCCCGTGCTTTCAACGGCGTTGAATGACCCGTAGTTTGTGTCTCCGGCAGCGATTGTACGTCCGTCGAGCGTCACGCCTGTTAGCGTGATGAGCGACCCTGCCGAACCGCCAGCGACCGCGAGCGACCCGCCGATACTGCTCAGTGACGTGTCCGTCGCGTCCACTTGGACCGCTCCCTCTCCATGCAGTCCGTACCGTGTCGTGTTGCTGATAGAGGCGTTCCTGATGGAACCTCGGCACCCTTCTCCGATTTTCACGCCGTCGTTGTCGGCCCCGTCCGTTGAGAATCGAAGCAGTTCAAGAACCGTCCCGTCACGGGCGTTCGCTCCGTTATTGCCAACGTTATCAGCGATTACATCGCCTCCGGTAACGTGGCTTCCGTTGATAGCATTTACGCCGTGGTCGCCAGCTCCCGAAACATCCACATCGTCGCAGTGGACCCGCGACCGGCGGATTTCGAGGCCCTGATTCGTAGCGTTGGTTGCTACTGCGTTCGCCATTGCCACGTTCGAGGACCGGGCAATGTAGCACCCTCGGTTCCCCGCACCGGAGAAATCGGCACTCTGGGCCTGTACGACTGCCGTAACCATCGCGTCCATGCCGTCGTTGGCCGCTCCCGAGAAATCGGTGTTGTAGGCGTATACCGTCGAAGTGTTCGCTATCAGTCCATCCTCTCCGGAGTTGATGACTCCAGAACCGGGCGTGATGGTCGCAATCGCGTTGCGGTACGAGAGACCGCCGCTCCCGTTGTTTTGAGCATCGGCGTGAACGTCCCACTTCGGCGCGATTCCATTGTTCACCCACATCACGTTAGCGTCTGCGGGAAAATCCCCGGAGACCGAGACGGTAGCGTCCTCCGAGGTGATTGTGATGTAACCCCAGTTCCCGTACTCAAGGAACAGATTGGTTTCGATGGCGTGCCCCGTCTCAATGTTGACCGCTACCTCCACGTCCTCGCGGGATTCGACAATCTCGGTTGCCGCCTGCATCGCGTCAGCGAGGGTCGCGTAATCGCTTGGGACATCGACTTGAATGTCAGCCGTTCCGGTGATCCGTGCCTCGCCTGTACTTAACGCGCCAACGTTCCGCGCGTCCCCACCCTGGAAGTCCGCGTGGTCCTGCTGGAGCTCCGCAACCCCGTCGTCGTCGGTGTCCTCGAACGCACCCCCGCTCCCGATCGGGTCCTCACTGCCGTCCGGGTTGACCTTGTAGACCTGGCCGTCCGCCCTCGCGTACACCACCCGCCCGCCCGCCGCCGGAGTCGGCGCGGCGTCTTGGTCGGCAAGTCTGACCGATCCGGTCGAGATCTCCGCGAACACCCGCCGGTCGCGCACGTCGCCTGCCGAGATATCCTCGCCACCAGCTGCAACCCAGACCTCCGCGAGCACAGTCGCGTCCATCCCCGAGAGGTCCGACGGAGCGGGCCGCCGCGTCTGGAACCGCGTACTGTCCGCGGGGACCGCTGCCTCCGGGGTCCCAGTCTCGACCTGGAGGTCGCCGTTCGCGTCCAGATACACAACGTCCTTCCGGGGATACGTCGAGTCGGCCGCGGCAAGCTGAACGTTGTCCTGCGCGGCGGCATCGACGATATCCCCATCGAAGAAGACGCTTCCAGCGTCCACTTGGACGGTCATGTCCTGGGTGCCCGGGGAGACCTCGCACCCCTCGATCACGGAAAACTGCCAGCGGTCGATCTCCTGCTGTCGGTCGAGTGCCTGTGCCCCATCTCCATCGGTGAATTCGAGACTCATGGGTTACTCCGTGTGTCCGTAGTTGTAGTAGCCGTAGCGCGATCCGCCGAGTTGGCCGACACTGGGCGTCGCCTCGATGAGCGCGATCGACAGGTCGGCCCGCCAGACGAGCGAGTCCCGCTCGTGGCTGACGGTCCAGTCCGTCACGACGTACCGGCCTGCCTGGAGGTACGCGTCGGCCGACCCGTTCGCAGGCGGCGTGATTCGCACGGTGTTTCGGTTTTCCGGGTGGTTGTCGACGTAAAAATCGTCGCCGCCAGGAACGGATTCCTTGCTCACGGCGGCAATCGTCCCGAGTGTCTCCAGGAGGACCTCGCCCTGCACGGGCGTCGGTGTTAGCCGGAGGGTTGTCGTCCGGGCGCGCTTCGCGCCGCCTGCGACGTCGTCCTCGTCGAGCGCAAGTTCGCCGAATCGGAAGTCAAATGCCCAGTCCGAGTCCGAGGGGGACTGTGCCAGCAACCTCGAATCCGCACCGCCGTGGCCATACCGGTAGTGGCCGTAGCGTTCGTCTGCGTCCTGATCGGGGGCTCGGTTCTTGAGTCGCACGAGCGTGAGGCTCGCACTGTACTTTAGTGAGCCACCGTCTGCCTGCCGCTCGGTGTACGACTTGACCGTGTACTCGTCCTCGATGAGGAACGGCCGGAGTCGCTCGGGCGGCGTCACGGTGACGGTCTCCGGGGTCCCGCTCAGGTCGACGACCTCACGAGTGCCGTCGGCTTTGGTGATGGTGGTGAAGTCTCCCGTGTCCGCAGCGAGCTCCCGCACCTCGTCGAATGCAGCCGACGGGACGCGGACGAGGACGCCGAACCCGAGCTGACCAGCGCGGTACTGCCATCGCGACGCGGTCACCTCCTCTCCGTTAATCTGCCACGGCATGACTACCCGCCTCCGAGGATCTGGCGGTAGACGTCTCCCTCGACGTAGACGATGACGTGCCCGAGGCTTTCCGAGGTCACCTCGATCGTGTTCATCCGACCAGGGGTAAGTTCGCCGCGAACGTCGACGGCCTTTTGGAACTCTCCAGTTCCGTCACCGAACGCAGTTCCCTGAGACGTGCCGTTCACGAGAACATCGCAATTACTCGGGTAGTGGGTCGTTCCGTCGAAGTCCTCGATGACGCCGGGGTCTGGCTCGTGCGTGTGCGGACTACTCGCGGACGCCGAGGTCGTCGTTGTCGTCGATCCGAGCGCTGTTTTCGACGTCTTGACTTCTTCCTCAGTATTACTCGGATCGCCCGTCCCCTCGACGAACCCCAGTTCGGTGTTGTGCCCAGCCTTCTCGAACGTATGCGAGTGACCGTCAGTCGTTGAGGTCGCTGTCGATTGATAGTCAAGTTGATGCGTATGGTAGGGGACGGGAATCGTCACGTCGTGGGCGTGTTCGGGATGGTCTACTTCGACCTCGTGTGAGTGCTCGTCGCCTGCGGTCGCTGCGCCCTGCGAGTACGCTCGATACGGCAGTCCGATTACGCGAACGTTCAAGCGGTGTTCATACTCGACCTCCGCAGGGTAGTAGAGCCGCATCTGGTAGGCATGGGTACCGTTCACGGGCTGGCGGCCGCCTGACGCGTTGATCGGAACTGCCGTCCCCTGGACAGCCTTATTGTACCGCTGGACGTCCTTCCGGGATTTTGCAGCCTCGCGCTCGCGGGCGAGAATCCGCGACGAGAGCGTCGTCTCGTACTTGACGCCGTCCTCGGTAATCTTCCGGACGACGTTGACGACGGCGAACCGGTCGTCGATCCCACGCTTGGGGATCTCGACCGGGAACGTGTCGCCGAGCACCACGGATGCGTCGAGATTCCGGATGGTCGCCTTGATTTCGATCCACTGCGTGGACAGTTCCGCGATGAGCTCGTCACCCTGCTCGGCGAGGGTGGCCTCGTCGGTCATCTCCTTGTTCGAGTAGACCTGCCACTTCTCGCGATCCGTCTCCGGGTCGAACTTGGGAGCGGTTATCTCGGCGGTTCGCTGATGGACGCCCTCGCCAGCACCGAGCATCCGGACGTGGTTCGCACGGTCGCCGCCGCCCTTCTTCGACACTCTAACGTTGTCAACGACTCGTTGATTCCGTGCCGAGATTACCGCCTCGCGGTCCTTCCCGATGCGGGACAGGTAGTCGACCGTCTTCTCAGGGTTGTAGCGGACTCGCGCACCGGTCGCGTCGGCGACCGACCGGATGCGCTTGGCCTGCGTCGCGTGCGAGAACAGGAACGACACGCCCGACTTGACGGTCTCGACCGTGCCCGCCTCGATCTGGGGGATGCTGTCGATCGCGGCCTGGACGATCGTGGCGTCGTCGACGTTGACCCAGCGGTCCGCAGGACCGGTCGGCTGCGCGTCGAGGCCGTACCGCTCGAAGCTATCGACGAGGAGCGTCGTCGTCCCGTCCCCGATATCGACGTTCCGGAGGACGCCTCCGAACACCAGTCCGCCCGCGTCTTCGAGGAAGACTTCGTCGTCGTCCTCCTCGAGGTCCGCCGCCCGCGCAGCGCTCCGGGTCGTCGTGAGGGAGGCTTGCGACATCCGATCGATGTCGTGCTCGTCACTCGACTTCACGAACGGCAGTTCGTCGGTCGTTCCGTCGCGGTGCTCGACACGAATCCTTCGACTCATTGGTTGATCTCCGTCGAGGTGATGAACGTATCCTTTGCGTCAGTGGTTGCTCGCGCCAGCTCGCGCTCGCCGACCTGGAGGACGACGTCCTGCTCGCTGCCCGACCGTACCTCTCGGACGAGGTCGTCTAGCCGCGAGAGGACGTCCCTAGACATCGACTGGTCGCGCTCGATGACCCGCTCACCTCGCTGCTCGCGGTCAACCTCGGCGGGGTTGAGCACGCGCTCGCCGGCGTGCAGCATGGCGAGACCGCCCTCCTCGATGTAGCCGCCAGTGTCCAGCTGCGGGAGGTCGAGACTCCCGCCGCCGATCTGTTGGCCCGCAATCGAGGTCGAGGGTAAGCTAATCTCGTCTGGGACCGCCGAGTTGAACGCGTTCGCGAACGCGTCGCCGACCGCACGGCCAGCGTCCTCCAGGATTCCGACTAACGCGTCTTTCAGTCGTGGCCCCCACTCTTCGGCGAAGTCGATGATGCCGTCGAGCGTCCGCTCGGCGAACCCTGCGATGAGGTTCCAGGCTTCGCCCCAGTCGCCGCGGATCAACGCCATCCCGACGCGGAAGGTCGTCAGCAGCAGGTCGAACGCGGTTTCGAGGTAGCCCTTCACGAACTCGAACGCGAACTGGACCACGGTCATGATTTCGTCGCCGAACAGTTCCCACGCTGTCGTGTAGAGCGAGATATACCCCTCGATGAGCGGCAGGAGGACCGCCAAGACGTCGTTGATGACGTTCTTGATGTGCGCCATCGTCTCGTCGATCTCCCTACTGATCTCCTCGCCGTGGCGCTCCCAGACGCGAGCCAGCCCCTCGAGAACCGGCTCAATGACGTTTTTCTGGAGGATGGTGAGTGCCGTTCGGACGGTCGAGACGATCGTCTCGAACGCCGCCTTGGTTTTGTCGCGAATACCGAAGATGTTCGCCGTCCACGCGCCCGCCAGCAGCGCAACTGCCGCTATCGCGATGCCGACGGGGCCCGTGAGGGCGGCAAACGCCGCACCGACCGCGCCGATCACGGCGGACATCCCGCCGAGCATCGACACGACGGCCGCCCCTGCGGCAACAAATCCACCGAGCGCTCCCGCGACGAGCGAGACCGTCCCGATTATCCCGTTGGTGCGTTCGTTCCAGTCCGAGAACACACTGATAGCGTCGTTGACGAACCCGAGTAGATCGGATGCAACGGGCAGAAGGTTCTCCCCAATCTGGATGGCGACGTTTCGGAGCCGGTTCATCATGACCTTCTTCCGGGCGTTGAAGGTGTCCGCTGCAGACTCGTACTCGTCCTGGAGTGACGAGCCTGCCTCCATCTGCTCGTTCGCGGCGGCCTGGGCGTCCGCAAGCCCCTCGAGGTTCTGCGCGAGCCCACTGAGCGTCTGCCGGGACGTCGTCGACAGCACCGACCGCAGTTCGTCGGCCGCCTCTCCGCCGTCCGCGAAGTGCGTGGCCATCTGCTCGATGAGCTCGTTGGGCGACTCCTTTCGCATCGTCCGGAACTCCTCGGCGCTCATCCCGAGCGCATCGGCAAGGTCTTCGACCTTCCCAGGGTCCTGGAGGTCCTGCGCGAACCGTCGAAGCCGGGTCCCGGCGATCCGTGAGGACGACGAGACCTCGTTCATCGTCGCGTTCAGACTCAGGATCTGCTCGCTGGTGAGCCCGAGCTGGTTCAGCGCGCCTGACGACCGCGTTGCCGCGTCCGTGATCTCGGACGCGCTCGTCGACAATGTGTTCGACAGCTCGTTCACGGCCGAGCCGACCTTCTCGACGTTCTCGATGGGCTCGTCCATGAGCGTCGTCATCCGGGCGACCGCCTCACCAGCCTCAGATGTCGACAGGTCCGTCGCGACGGCCATCCGGGAGACGGACTTGGTAAACCGACGGATGTTCTCCTCGCCCTCGATTCCGAACCGGCCGGCTTGGGCTGCGATACCAGCCAGTTCGTCCTGGGCGACGGGCATCTCGGACGCCATCTCCCGAATTGCGTCTCCCATCGCCTCCGCGGTCTCGGGGTTGGTGACCTTCTCGACCTCGACCATCTGTTCCTCGAAGTTCGCCGCGGCCTGCGTGGCCTTGGCGAGCCCGCCCGCGGCGAGCGCCCCGAGCGCGAGACCTGCACCGGCGACGGCTTTCTTGAAGCTACCGAGCTTCCCGATCGCGCCGTCGATTGCCCCGCCGAAGCCACTGGTGTCTGCACCGACTCCGACGGTGACGACCGGGTCTCTCGCGAATGGATTTTCTGCCATGAGTTACTGAAGTCCTAAATCGCCGAATTGCTCCTGGCGGGCCGCACGGTGGCCGCGCTGGAGTTTCTGCTTCTGCTTGCGCAGGTCTGGATTTGATTCGTCTGCTGGGACGGCATCCGCCGCTTGCTCGGAGTGAACGTGATGTCCGAGCATCAGCAGGTTAATCTCGTGAGGCGTGAGCCCCGTGATCGGGGCGTCGCCGTGGAACGAGTACGTCGTCTCCTTATGAAGCCACCAGACGAAGGACGCTGCGGACTCCGCAGCGGTTAGTTTCCCTGCGCTTCGTTGCGCTTCTCGAGTTCCGCTTGGACCTCGGCGGCCATGCCATCCCCGCCGCCGACCGAATAGTCGACGATGCCTTCGAGATAGCAGAACAGTTCCCGAGAGGTCAGGCTCTCGTCGTCGGGGATGTCGGGCTTGACGAGGTGGGTGTCGACGATCTCGCGGAGCCGCTCGACGTCGACGTCCTCGCCCAGTTCCTCGTACCGTTCCTGCTGGCTGATCGTCGGCGGCAGGAGTTTGATGGTGACCTCCTCACCACCCCATTCGTAGGTGTGCTCGACCGGTCGGAGCTCGCCGTCCTTGTCGCGAACGGATGGAAGACCGTACTCGCTCATGCGTTAGCCTCCAGTTCGATCGCCGGGTCACCCGACGCTGTGAGTGTCTCCGACAGGCTCGCGGCACCCTGATCTGCCTCTCGGGTCTCGGTCGCCGAGTCGGTCGGGACGGTGTTCGAGAACCGGACCACGCCACCCGACAGTTCGTGTTCGAGAGGATGCTGGGTCTTCTGGAGTGACTCCATCATGCTATTGTGGCTGACGAACTGGCCGCCGACGTCGGCCTCGATGGAGACGTTCCGGTTCCCCTCGTCGACGGCGGGCGCACGCGTCTCGTGAAGCGCGGTCGTGCCGATGTTGTTCGCGACGATCCAGCCGGCGCTGTTGACGCGCGGGCGAACTGCCGAGCCGGCGGGCCGCTCGAAGCGGTCGCCGACGAAGTGCTCGAACGACGACCCGATCTCGCTCGCTCGCGAGCCCGCACCGAGTACGGGGACGCCCTGGTCGCCGTCGACGGGCTGGTCGTCGTCGGAGTACTTTAGCCCACCCGTGAGCTCCAGCAGCGTCGTCCCGCTCCCGTCGGTGATAGTGACGTTCCCCTCGGGCGGGGCGTCCAGCCAGACCGCGTCGATGTCGCCGAACTCCGTAGTGCCCGTCGTGACCTCGGTCGTCCCGTTCAGGGCGACCTGGGCACTCTTGCCAGCATCCTCGTTCTCGATGGTGATGGTCATCGTGTCGTTGTCGCTCGACGACGAGATCGTCAGTGCCGTCGCCGCGCTCGGCTGGTGGATGAGGTAGCTTCGGACGCGAGTCGGCTGGCAGTCCAGCTCCATCAGGATCGGGTTCTCCTGGCTCGGGTCGAGCGTCGGCGAGACGGAGTCGACAGCCGCGCCGCGGACGACCTTGTACTCGCGAACGCCAGCGTCGTCGTTCCCGCCGGGGTACTCTCGGCGAGCGACGGCGAGGAGCGTGCCCGGGAGGCGGTTGTACTCGTCGCGGAGGAGGCCGTAGCCCGAGGGATCGACTGGGTCGCCGTTGCCGTCGACGGGGAAGCGCTGGAGGTCGTAGCCAACGCTCAGGCTGGGTTCCTCCATGCCGCGGTTGTGGTCGACGGCGTCGGCGGTCGCGAGGGCGTCCTGGCGGCTGAGGCTCGCCCCGGCGTCGGCCTCGAACGACCGGATGACGTCCGAGAAGTACTGGAAGTCGGGGTCGGTTGGTACTTCGCCGCGCGCGGGCTCGGGGGCCCATTCGTAGCGCCCGGGCAGCTGTCCACTGTCGGGGGTATCAGTTGCTGTTGGCATGTGTTACTCGAGTGGTTCGATGTCGTCGTAGTGCTCGACCACGCGCTCGCCGACCTCGGCGAGCACTTGCGCGGTGCCAGTGCTCGCGAACTCGACGCCGGGCGGGTCGTAGTGCTCGCCCATTATTTCCTCGTCGTAGAGCGCCCGGAGCGCAGGATTCGTCGTCTTAATTCGCATGGTCAGGGGGTCTCGGTGTGTTTCGTTCTTGCGACCACGATTCGCCGATAGTGCGTCGGCGACCGCTTGGTGTCGTTCGACTCGAACGGCTGCTCGGCGTTGACCCACTCGTAGCCGTCCGGCACGGGTGGGCCCACGTCGGCTTCGTCAGCCTCGAAGAGGACGCGATGCGTCTCGCGGCCCAGTTCGTTCGCGACGGTGTCGGGATCCGAGTCCTCTGTCTGGTAGACGTCGGCATCGTGGGGGCCGCCCCAGCAGTCGATCTGGACCGCCGTGATAACGTCCTGGATGCCGCCGCGGCCGCCAGCGTCGATGCCGGAGTACTGCGTCTGTCCACCGCCGGCGACGACCGGATCCTCCGAGACGACCGCGACCTGCGGGTAGTCGTTCGCGCCGTCGTAGTCGGCGAACCGGACGTCGCCCGCTGCGGTCGGGTCGGTGGGGTCGCCAGGGCTGAACGTGACCGAGACGGCAGTTTCGTCGAAGTGCTCGCGCAGGAAGGCGACGAGGTCGGCCTTGATGTCGCGCACCATCTTAGTCCTCCACCACGGTCAGCGCGGTCACGCCGCCGTCCTCTTCGTGCGTGTCGAGGAGCCGGTAGGTCGTCCCGTTCGGATGCTGCAGTTTCGTCGGGTAGCCGTCGTCACTCCCCGCCGGACGGAACGTCACCCCGTCGGGGACGGCGCGAAGTTCGAGGTCAGTCTCGACCTCGGTGCCGTCGGAGTCGGTGGCGGTCTGGGGCATCCCCCGGCGTTCAAGTACGGCGGTGACCGTTCCGTCGTCACTGTACGACGGCGTCGACCGTCCACCGCCACCGCTGGCGTTTCGGACGGTGTATTCGCGTCCGCGTGCTCGAATTAGTCGTTGACTGGGGCCCTTCATGTTAGCTCTCCTTGCGTGCCTTGATCGATGCGATTGTCTCGCCCGTATCGCGGATGTCTTTCTGGTCGGCGATCTTCTTCGCCTCCGCCTCGACCGCGAGCGCGGCGCACTTCACGACGTTCGCTTCGCTGGTCAGCGGAATGCCCTGCGAGCGACTGATTTGCTTAACGTACTGCGACAGGTTCGCCTGGACGCGTTCGGCCGCAGGCCGCATGAACGGCCGCGCCTCCATCTTGCTCGTCCCCAGCTCGTGATACACAGCGTACTCGGTCGACGGTCCGACCAAGTAGACCGTATCTCCGTCGAAGGAGATCTTGAGCTGTTCGAACAGGCTGATGGTCTCGGCGAGCCCGCTGATCGAGAGCCCCCAGCCACTGGAACCAGCCATCGCGCTCAGTGCCCCCCTTTCGTGTTGGGAACGTGGATCGAGGCCGTAGGCTTCCCGCCGTCGAGACCGAGGAGACTGTCAGGTGCGTCGAGGCGGCGTGCACGCGACCGGAGTTGATCGATGAGGCTCTCCTCGTAGGTGACTGAGGTTCGTCCCGACTTCGTTTGACTATCCGCTCGGTCTCGCGTGGTTGCGATGTGGATCGCGGCGAGTACCGCTTCGAGGTCGCGGCGGTCGTCGGTGCCAGCGGCTGGCGGGCTGTCCATCTCGCGCTCGATATCTCGCTCGACTCGGCCGAGAATCCCCGTACTGGTATCGTCGGTGGAGTCACCTTCGATCTCCGTATCGCTCAGGTGGGTGTCGATCTCGATACGGACGTCGGAAGCGCCAGCAGTGGGCATAATTAGGCGTTCGCTCGGACCTCCGCCGAGTACGTCACTCCGTTGCTACTCTCCAGTTCGACGCGCTCGCACTGCGGCACGTCGGCCGTAACCGTGCCCTCCGCGCCAGTCCCGCTCAGCGTCCGCTGCTCGACCGGATACGTCCGTACCTTGCCCTCGATTCGGATCGTGACCGTGTCGTCCGCATTTCCTTCGAGGTCTTCGAGGGTGGCGATGACGGTCGGGGACGTCAGCTCGGACGTGTCTGCCGAGACCGGGTCGCCAGCAGTGAGCGAGTCGCTGTTTGCGAGTTGGACGGCGGCGTCCCACGAGTCCATCGGTTACGCCTCCAGTTCGTCGAGCCGGTCGTCGATAGCGTCTTTCGCGCCTGTCCGATCCTTGGACTCGTCTTCGAGGTAGCGGATGGTCTCCAGTTTCCCGGCATCCTCGACGCCTTCGACGCGCTCCGAGAGTTCGTTGATGGTGAGGTCGCTCGGATGCGGGTCGATCTCGTCCGGATCGAACGCGAGATCGGGAGCCTCGTCGTCAGCGTCTGGGTCCGCCGCCGGTTCGTCCTCGCTCTCACCGGCGGCTTCGTCGAGCCGGTTGAGCGAGCGCGGATGCTTCTCGAGTGCGGCCACGCTGACCGCCAGTTCGTCGCCGCGTTCGTAGTGTTCGCGGTCGTACCGGAACTCGCCAGCAGCGACGCGAACACGGACCGTGTCGTCACTCATCGCTGGCCTCCTCGCCGTACACGTCGATTTCGACGTGTTGGTTCGGCGGAACCTCGACGAGCGCACCGCCGGTCGTCTCGATGGTGACCGCAGCGCTCGTCCGTTCGTGGAGCAGGCCCTCCGTGACGACCTCCGCGTTGAGTCGAACCTCGAACGTCCGTGCGTGTTCGAGGTCACCGTACTCGTCGGCGTGCTCGTCGAAATCGCGCTCGAACCCAGTGAGTTCGATGGTGCCAGCCTCGCCACTGTACCCGATGCTGGTGCCACCAGCGACGGAGACGTCGACGGCGTCGCCATCGCGGTCGTGGTCGTGGAACGCGTCGAGGACTTCCGTGTCCCCGACGTGAATATCTGTTCGAGTCATGTCTTAGGCGTTGATGCCGGTGATCCGGGCGATGCCGTTGATGCCGTCGGGCTGCTGGCGGACGAACGGCGTCCGCGAGGAGAGCAGCCGCGCGTTCAGTGCCGCCCCACCATCAGACTGCCACGTCGTGTTGGTGACGCCTTGCGCGTTCACGATCTGGAAGTACCGCGGGTCGTTCAGCAGCAGGATGCAGCTGTCCGCGTCCAGCCGCGGAGCCGGAACGACGTTGAGGTAGGGGTACTTCCGCTCGATGCGCTCCGAGATCGGTTCGTCGGTCGCCGACGTCTCGTAGTCCGAACGGTCGTACTCGCCCCACATCGCGCTCGGGACGAGCACCCAGCCGCCGACTTCGCTCACGAGCGGGACGTCGTCCTGATCGACGACGTCCGTCTGGTCTTCGATGGTGTCGTGGAGCTCCTTGAAGTCCGCGAGGATGTTGTTCGGGTCCGAAATCCAGCCGTTCGACCCGCCCGATTGCAGAATCTGGGGAATGTCCTGGTCGAGGCCCGACACGGAGACGAGGCCGCGCTCGGTCTGAACGTCGCCACCCCAGCCGCTCCACAGCATGTCGGTCTCCGACCGGTTCAGCGCCCGGCGCGCTTCCGTGCCGACGGAGTCGTCGAAGTCCTCGCCGAACGCCTGCGCGTTCTGGTACTCGCGCGCGTCGAGCTCGTACTCGACGATGTGCAGCGGCATCGGCACACCGTCCAGTCCGAACCCAGGCATGTCTTGCTCGGACTGCGTCCGCATGTTCATCGACGTCTCGGCCTCGAGGCGCGTGTTGCTCATCGGGTTGAAGTACGCGTACCGACTGAGCGAACTGGGGACGCCGAAGCCAGCGCTGATCAACTGGTCGACGATGGTGGATTCGACGAACTGGCTTTCGAGGACTTGGTCCGTGATCTGCTCCCAGGAGTCGACGACGAGCGTCGAGTCCGCAGTCAGCTGCTGGAGCTTCTCCTGCTGGCTCTCGGGCTGCTTGACGCCGGTCGCTTCGTCCAGCTGGTCCCACATCTCGGGGTCGAACGGCGACTCCGCCCGGAGCTGGGCGAGCGCCTGCTTGCGGACGTCGGGGCGCGGGTTGAAGAGTGCCGCCTGCGCCGTCAGGGGGATGCGATTCTCGAACTCCTTGGGCCCCGCAGTCTCGGGGCTCGAAACCTGATTCGTACTCATGGGTCAGTAGAACTCCACGACGAGGAGGTTGTCCTCGCCACTCCGCGTGATCTCTTCGACGATACGGCCGACGAACACGGTCGGCGCGTTGGTCCCGTCAACCGTGCCGCCTTCATCGACGATCTTCCCGTTTTGGTCCCACGCCGCCTCGGCGTCGGTCGGGTCGGCCGAACAGTTCGCGCTCTTCCGGAGGCGCGCACGATCCCAGCGGTTGAAGCCGACCGTCTCGGCGTGATCGCCCGCGTTGTAGGTCTTGTCGAGCGGGGACGTTCCCGTGTCCGTGACGGTCATCCCGTCACGCGACGGGTTCCGCTGCTCGCGGGCGGCACGTTTCGTCCGGGAGTCCGCGCTGACCTGTCGAACGTGCCACTCCTCGTCCGCGTCCTTGTACATCTCGACGCCGGTCGCCGGGAGAATCCCGGAGTCGGCCTCGCCTTCGAGATAGCTGTTCTCGTTGTGGAACTGTGCGACGACGGACTGTTCGCTTGCGATCATGATTTAGTCCTCCTTGACGCCAGTGCCGTACTCTTCGACGGCGTCGCTCTCACCGTCAGCGCCAGCGGTCAGCTGGCCCGTCTGGCCGCCGTGACCGGGAAGGCCTGCGGCAGTCGCACCGCGGACGCGCTTGAACTCGCGGTTGACGATCTTGTCGGCCGACGCGAGAAGATCCTCGCGGTCACCGTCGTCGTAGTCATCGCTCCGGGCGATGATCTCATCGACCTTCTCGCTCTTCTCGGCCTGCGCGGTCGCCTGCTCGACCAGCTGGTCGGCGTCGTCCTCGGTGACGAAGCCCTGGTCGCGGAGGCCGTCGGCGAGTGCATCGACGGCTTCGTCGGGCGTCATCTCGCCGAGCGTCTTGCTGTCGCCTCCGGCGGCACTGCCGCCGCCGGAGCCGTTCTGTCCATCGTTCGGATTGTTGTCGGGGTCGTTGTCTCCCATAGTAGATGTCTGGTTGTCCACGCCGGATTCCGCCGGTTCGTTCCCTGCCGATGCCGTCGCCTCCTCCGTGTCGCCGTCCATCACGCCGTCCGGGGCGACACCGACGAACGCCGAATCGAGATAGTGGCCACCGTCGCTCGTCGGGATCGGCTCCGAAACCTCGCCGTCCGCGTGGTACCGCAGGAGTGCGAACAGCGTCTGGTCCTCGTCGAGCGCCTCGTCGAGCACGATCTCGACGTCGGTCTCGTGCTCACCAGCGTCGAACGGGGCGCTGGTGCCGAGCGCGGGTCCGAGCCCTTCGCCGACGTCGGGATACTCCTCGCCGGGGGCGTGGAGTGTCACGAGCCACGGTGCGTCCTCGAAGCCTGCGTCGTGCAGTTCGACGATTTTACCGTCGGTCGTCTGGTCGGGGAGGCGGACACCGCCCCGGAGGTCGTTCGAGTCGATGATTCCGACGCGTTCGGCCAGCTGCCGTACCTGCTCGCGGAGACCGCCATCGTCGTCGTCGGTGGCGGCGTCAGCGGTCAACTGGTCGCCGATTTCGCCCGACCGCGTGGCCGAGGCGAGTGCTTGATTCGGTCCCCACTCGACAGTGTTCGAGGGCGAGTCACCCTTTGAGACCACGCTCAGGTCGCGGAACTTGATGTTCGTCGCCTTGTAGGCCCCCGTCTCCGGGTCTTGCTCGCCGAGTTCAAACGTCGGGTGGACTGAGACCTCGTAGCTCTCGGCCTGCACGCCCTGTGCGATTTCTTCGTCGTGTGTGGTCGCTTCGTAGGCGACGCCCTCGACGCTGTCGAGGTAGCCCGCCTTCGGGACTTTTCCGACGGTCTCGTCGGTCGGCGGTGGGTACTGCGGTCGGCCAGCGTCGTCGCGTGGATGATCGACCGTGAGCGGTTCGTCTTGCTGAGTCTCGGCGGCGGCGCGCAGCTCCTCCTCGGTGAACAGGACGGGCGTCCCGTCGTCCATGTGGAGGATGTCACCCGCAGCGACGGCGACGCCGGAAAACCGCCACGGAGGGCCGTCATCCTCGTCGCCGTCGCTGGCGAGTAGTTGCGCGGTCCGCGCCGAGACGCGGAGATCGTGTGTGTCTTGCATAATCAGACTCCGGCCCAAGGGTCCTCGCCCCTCACACCGCCGAATCGGCGGTGTGGGTGTCGTATGGGGGTCATTGGTCTCCTGGGCGCGGGGTTACGTCACCTGTCGAGCAACAGCCCGTGCGGGCGTCCGTCGGGCGCGGGCCGACGCGGTCGCCTCACTGCCGGTGTAGATCGTCCAGCCGCACCGACAGTTGGGATGCACGGGTAGAATCGACCGCATCACATCTACGGCGTACGGCGCGTCCGCCGCGATGGCGATGCACTGACTGCACGCGTCTGGCGCGAGGATCGGCTCGACTTTCTTGACGCCGAACTGCTCGTACCGTTCGGCGGTCCCCATGTGGTGGGCGTTCAAGAGTTCCGTCCGCGCCATCGTCGTCGCGCGCGCCATCGCGCCGCGTGGGGTCCCGTCGTCGACCGTCCCGAGGACGTCGGTCAATCGGTCTGCGGCATCGCGTGGGGATTCGCCTTCGGCGAGCGCCGTGGAGAGCTCGCGGGAGATCTCGCGGCCGACCTCGTCGGTGATTCCCTTGAGTTCCGTGAAGTTGCGCGTGTACAGCCGCTGGAGCGTGTCCTTGTGGACGGGCTGGCGGAGGACCGTCGCGACGGTCGATTCGGATGGGTCGGCGAGCCCTGAGTCGCGTAGGTTAGCGTCGGCGTTGCGAATGCCGCGCTCGTACGCCTGCCGAACGTACCGATTCTCCCTCCGGCCGATGACTTCGAGGACCTCCTCGTTCTGTGCGTTGCGCAGCCACTCGAATAAGCCCTCGATCTTTCCGTCGTCGCGCAGGAACTCGAAGTCCGGCGGTGGCGATACGTCTGCGGTCAGCTCTCCACCCAGTCCGAGGATGTCCTCTTCGCCGACGGATTTTCGGATAACCGTGTTGATTCGCGCGAAGCCGCCGCGGAGTCGCTGGGCGTACCGCCCCCGGACTGTCTTCGTCCGCGTTGGGTCCGTCGAGCTCGAGGCGGCGACCAACTCGTGTGGCCCGTGATCGTGCTGACCGCAGGCCGTGGTCATCAGTCATCGCCCTCCGCGGGTTGCTGGCCCGTCTGTGTTGGCATCGACTCCTCCAGTGCGTCCATTTGCTGCTGGACGGCTGGGTCGTCTTCGTCAACAGTGCGCTCCTCAATCTCGTCGAGTTCGCTGGGGAGGCTGCCATCCTCAAGGAAAGCGCGCTGTTGCTCGCGAGTGAGGTAGTCGTCAGGATGGCCAGCCGTCCATTCGGTGAGGGTCTCGGCACGAGTTTTCTGGATCTCGGCTTCGTCCTTCGCGCTCATCTCGTGGAGCGGCGGCCACTCGACCGAGTACGCCGCCGCACTAGTCTGAGGCTCCGGCAGGATGTCGTACTTGATGAGCCGGTCGATGAACTCCCGGACGATTGTCGGTGTGTTAAACTGTTCTCGGCGTTCCTGGACGTCCCCGTACCAGTCCTTGAGGTCTTGGGTCGTCGCGCGCTCGCCCGTCTCATTCCCCTTCAGCACCGACTGCGGGATGCCGGTCTGGGCGGAGATCGCTTCGACGTTCGGGTCGATCACCGGCTGGGGATCGATGTTCTCGCCGCCGAGGCTCTTGACCTCGTCCGCGCCGTGGGTGCGGAGGACGTTCTCGAGGCCAGCCTGCCAGCGTGCAAGGTGTTCACGGAGCTCGTCCTCGCTGCCCTCGATGTCGAAGTCCTTGTCGATGTTGATGTTGATGCCCCACGCCGTCGCGCGGTAGGCGAGCTCGCCAGCGCTCCCGAGCGTCTTCTCGATGTCCACGAGGTTGTTGTAGACTGGCTGCTGGCGGGGAATCCCCCGGATTTCGTCGTCGAGAAGCTGGTCGGAGTGGATGTGGATCACGCGCGAATGATGGACCCACATCTCGTCGGGGCCCGCCTGTTCGGTGCCGAACTCCTCGTCGTTCTCGTCGCCGAGGTCGAGCTTGTACTTCACCGGCTTCCCCCAGCGGTCGCTCCCCGGGCCGCCGAGCACGATATCTTCGACTGAGGCTTCCGAGTACGGCCGGAGGCCTTGCAGGCTCGACGGATTCTCGACCTCGGACGCGAATCCATCCGTCTTGCCGCCGTCGCCGACTGCATCTTGGTCGATGTCGTCGAACTGGAGGACGAGCACGCCGAACCGGCCGATTCCGGCGAGCATGTCTGCCCGAGTGGCATAGTGCCAGACCCGCTGCTCGCGCACGAGGGTTTCGAGGTCGGACTCGAACTGGGTCTGGCCGTCCGCGCTCTCGGCATCGTCGATGATTCGTGGCGGATCTCGCCACGCCGTCATCGCGGGCAGGAACGTCACCGCGAAGGCGTACGGGTTGCGGAGCGCCATCGCGTAGAAGTCCGTTGCGGTCGGGTTGGGGTCCCAGTCGAAGACGTCGTAGTAGTCGGGGATGCCTTCGGCGTCGATGTTCGAGCCGAGTTGGTCGGCGAGCAGTTGACGCATCGCCTTGTTGACCTGCTCGGCGGCGACGAGTTCCATGGTTTCGTCGTCAACGTCGGGGCGTTCCTCGCCCGTCGCCTCCTGTCGGTCAGCGTCGGTGTTGGTGTCGCCGTCGCCTTCGGACTGCGCCGTCTCGGAGTTCTGTTGGTCTGTCATGAAAAGATCACCACGTACCGGAACCGCTCGGGCCGTCGTCCTCCTCGGGTTGGAGACCCTCCGCCGCGCAGATGGCCATAATCGCCGCGTCGAGGTGGTCGGGACTGTGGCCGAGTCGGTCCTTGACCTTCTCCTTCGGGTCGGCGACGTAGACCTCGTCCTCGCGGCTGGAGTAGTACGTTTCCTCAAGCGTGAGGACGCGCGCCGCGATCTGGAGCTCCTTCCGGAGTCGCGTATCAGTGAACGTGCCGCCGCGTTCGAGCCACTTCCCGAGTTCGCACAGGCCTTCCGTCCAGCGATTCTTGTAGTCGGACTCCTGGGCGGCGTTCTCGCCAGCCTTGAACCGATCTACCTCGGGATAGCGGGCGGCCGTGTCGTCGGCCTTCCCCGACCCCTCGCCGATTGCGTCCAAGGAGATCTGGGCAGTCGGCTCGTCGTCGAGGTTGTCCCAGATCTCCTGGAACTGGATGGTGTGGTCAGTCCCGGGCTCGGAGTACGCGACAACGAGCACGCCCTCGCGTTCGTCGATCTGGACGGTCCGGTCGCCCGACCGCGCGACGTCGATACCGGTTCCCCGGCGAGGACCCGTTGGGTCGAAGTCTTCGCAGGGGACGTAGCCAGCGTTGACGGCGTCGAGTTCGATGGGGCGGTTCTTCGACGCGCCTGCTGGCGGCATGATTCCCGCGAACCGCCGATACCACAGCGTGTTGAGGTCCTTCCGGAACTCCTCGTGACCGGGGAGTGACATGGCGCGAGCTTTTTCGTAGCCCGGCCACGCCTCTCCGTTGTACGCCTCCCACTTCTTCTGGAGCTTGTGTAGGCCGGTGAGCCCGGGGACGCGGTCGCCGTCCCGCGCGCCGCGTTCGACTTGGACGTTATGGGAGTCGAATGTCGAGAACTGGAGTCGGGCTGGCTCGATGCCGATCTCACCCATGTTGGCGACCGCGTTCGTCTCGTCTTCCGGCGGGTTCGAGATGATGACCATGCGGTCGTTCTGGTCGCTGATGAGCGAGTCCATCGAGTCCAGCGTGTCGAGATCGACGTCCTTCTTGTCGGCCTCGTCCACGATGACCAAGGTGTAGTCGTTGTGGACGCCCTCAAGTTCGCCCGGGTCTTCGGGAGAGACGATCTCGAACTGCCACGTCGGCTCGCCCGCGATGTCGATGTGGGGATTCGGACTCCATTTCCACTCGCCGAACAGCGGGCTCGACTTGTGGAGGCCCTCGGCGTCCGCGCAGAACGTCCGCTTCAGCTTCCCGTACGTCCCCGAGGTCACGACGACCGAGCTCGGGTAGTGGCGCTTGTGGAACGCGAGCGCGAGCGCGACGATCCCGAACGTCTTTCCGAACCCGTTCCCGCCTTCGAGGTGCGTGTACTGATTCTCGGCGACGTGTTCGAGGATCTCGCGTTGCTCGGGCGAGAGGGTGATGTCGAACCAGTCCTCGGCCGCCTGCCAGTACTTCTCCGGCCCCGTGTAGTTCTCGGGGAGCCGACTCTCGACCGGGTCGGGGAGCTCTTGCGTACTCATGCGGTATCGTCCTCCTGCGCGGACGACTTCCACGCCTCCTCGAGTTCGACCGACCCCGAGACTTCGAGTTCGTCTGCTGGCGCGATGCCGAACTTATCGCAGATAGACTCGAACCGCCGGAGGAACCGCTCGTCACCGCTCCGTCGGAACTGAATTAGGCAACTGGAGGCCGCCGACCGCGCGACCTCCTGGGCGTTCTCCGGCGAGTCCAGCATCTCCCGTGCATCGTCGAACGCCTCCTGCTCTTCGTCGGTCAGATGACTCGTCCAGTACTTCGAGAACGCCCCGTGCGTGAAATTCCCGTTGTCCTCGCCCTTCGGGGAGTCTCCACCATGGTTCGAGCACGGCACCCCGGGCTCGCCCGTCCGCTTCGGGTTCTTCGTCCCGTGACCCGCACTCAGTAGACAGAACGGGTAGTCATCACGCTGGCGACCGTGGTCGGGTTCTGTCGTCCGGTCGCTATTCGTCCGGGCGCAAATGTGATGATCCTTGTCCAGATCCGGATGGACGGGATAGCCATCCTCGTCGGTCGGCGCGTCCGAATGGATCGTCCAGTTGGAATCTGTCATGGGGTGTTCGTCGAGACCGCGGGTGTCATCGAGTGACTACGCGCCCGGGGAGGTGTCGCCGACGCGTGGCGGACTGATGCCGTAGACGCCCGAGGGTTCAGTCGCGGTGTCGGGGAGGCGGCGGTCGTGCTCGTCGCCGAGGTGGCAGGACGGGCACAGCGCGACGAGATTATCACGTGAGTGGTTAGTTTCGTCGCCGTCGAGGTGGTGGACGTGGAACGCAGTGACTTCGTCGCCGCCTGCACCGCAGCCCGGACAGCAATAGTGGTCGGCATCGTGGAGTTCCCAGAAAAGGTCGCGGGCCGGTTCGCGGACGTCGGTCGAGCCGCCGGGACCGGGTGGGCCAGTCATCCTTTGCGTGCGAGAATGTTCTCGGTGCAGCTCGGGCAGATGGTGATGGTGTCGCCGAGTTCGTAGCCGCGGTCTTGCATGCGGCCGCCGAAGTCCTCGCTGAGCCAGGTTGCTTTCCGGAACTGGCCGGCGAGCGCGGGGCGATCACCACCGCCTTCGCAGACGTCGTCGAGTTGGGCGTCGCAGGTGTAGTCGTAGCCCATGGGTCACTCGTCTGTGTCCGCGGATTCTTGGCTGACCTCGACTATCGCCTGTGCCAGCGCTTGGTAGTCGGCGATCTCGACGCCGTTGTACGCGCCGAGGACGGCGAGCGCGAGCGGGACGATGACGGTGGGGTCGCCGCCGTGCTTGATGCCGAGGATGGTGATGGCGGTGAGGCCGATGTTGACGACGATCGACCGAATGATCTTCAGGCTTTTGAGCATCTTGAGGTCCCCGCCGGTCTGGTGGACGGTCTTCCAGTCATCAACGAGTGCGTCAACACAGTACCACGGACGGTCCGGAGAGACAGGTTTCGCGGCCATGGCATGCATCACCCTCCAGACTCTCCTCCGTCGGTCGTGGTCTCACCGACCGCCTCGGTCGCGTCCTTGAATGCGTCGTCGCCGAACGCCCACCGGACCACGACGTAGAACGCGAACGTGTTGACTCCCGCGACTGCCGCCTGCAGGGTGGCATCGCCCTCGAGGAAGACGAAGACTGAAAACGCGAACCACCCGAGGACGATCAGTCCCGCGAGGACGTCGTTGAGTCGTCGATGCCGTCGTTCTGGATTAGTCGTGTCTGTAGCCATGTTAGAATCGTTTCAACTCCTGCCAACCCTCCGTAGTCCGGATGCCGACGACAGTCTCGTCACCGTCATCCCGGGACTGGAGCGGTGCGCCGAGCGCGAGCTCGATCGGCGGCTGGCTGGACATTGGTGTCACACG